ACGTTGACAGCCTTGAAGCTGAAGGCAAGTCGCTAGAAGAAATTGCCAACTCGGTCATATCGCCATCTTTCCTAGAAAGCATTGGAATTGAGCAAGACCTGATGGCTCAAGACGCTCTTGGAATTGAAGTTCGTAGCCGTGTGAATAACTCCTATCGCAAGGAGAAGAATCCAGTCACAAAGCGCAGGCTTCAAAAGCTGAATGAGCGCATGTCCGCATTCTGGCAAGGCGTTGGCTCCAAAAAAGGCGCTCACCTTGGACAGCGCAGCTACTTGATTAGCACACCTCGCTACTCTTGGATGTTCCTTCGTGATGAGGTTGAAAAGGCGATGAAAGAACGTCGTGATAATATCCTTAACGTCCAGTTTGGAGAGGAGAATGCCACGAGTTTCACGCAGAACTCTTATGGAGAGGCTGAGAAGGCGAATCAAGTGGCGGTGGATGAGAATGTAAATGCTGCTGAATCCACTCAAGAAGGCGATGCTGACGCAGAACTATTGAGAGACGGTGAGGCAACATTGGATGCCAAGCAGAAAAACGTGTGGGAGAAAGTAAAGGATGCCATTCGTACCAAAGCTCTCATCGCAAAAGCTCTTGAAGCGATGCGTGCCAGAAAGGCTGGTAATCAGGCCAAGGCATCTATTTCCGAAGAAGCTAGAAACGCTATCTTCCAAATGACCGAAGAGGAGCTTTTGGCGCTTGATGCCAAGATGGACAAGGTGATTGCTGATGGGGCAAAAACATTCCTTGGCGAAGATGCTGCAACCGACACTCCAGAGAAAAAGACCGTGCGTAAGAAGCGCGAAAAGATGGTCGAAGTTGCCAAGAAGCGTGCCGAAAAAGGCGAGCCAATCGAGCCAACAGCGGAAGAAGTAGCCAACGAAATTGAGATTGCTAAAAATAAGGCATCTCAGATTGTCTATCGTTTCGAGGAACTGTATCGCCAAGGCTTCAAGAATCCACCTGAAGGCATGTCGAAAAAGGAGCAGAAAGACTCCATCATTCGTGCATTCCGAGATCAGGTGAAGAATCCAGTTTCATTTGAGCAGTTCGCAGAACGCCTTGATAACCTCAAGGTTGGCGAGGAAGTCGCAGAACGCCTGTTCCTGACCGCCTCAAGAGAGCGTGTTGATTTGGCTCGCGTAAAGGACTTTAAGATTGCCAAGCGCAAAGTTGAGATTGCTGACAAACAGGCGTCTAGGCTGATTTACGCCACTGAAGAGAGATTCCGCCAAGGCTCAAAAGACCTCGAAACATCCAAGTCTGGAGACTCCATCAACAAGGCTTTTCGAGATCAGGTGGCAACCCCTGTGAGTAAAGCTGACTTCACTTCTAGGCTGGAAAAGCTAAACGTCTCTCAGGATGTGGCAGAACGCTTGTTCAACACTGCCGCACGCGAAAAGGCAGATGTTGAGGCAATGGCCGCTTATGATGCCACCCAAGGTCCAAACGCATTGAAGCGCATGATTCGTGAGATCAACAGTATGCGCCGTGGTGAGGAAATGCCACTTAGAACACCTATTCCGTGGCGCGAACTACTATCCAAAAAAGCCTCCACCGTAGATGAATACCGTCAGCGCATTTTCGACGCCATCTCGTCCAACGAAGAACTCAAATCTGCCACACCAGAGCAAAAGGCACGTCTCGCAGACCTGTTCTCGGAAGCGTGGGAATCGAATCGCAAACGCATCCTCGACAATCAGCTAGAGCGCATGATTCGCGAGGAAGAGGCGAAGAAGAATCTCAGCAAAAAAGGAGCCGAAGCACTTCAGGCGCAACGTATGCGGATTGTTGAAGACATCAATCTCGGTATCTTTGACAACGACGAACTCGCGAAGATTATGGCAGAGAAATTCGGCATCAAATCCGAGTTTACCGATGCAGAACGTGAGAAAATTGAGTCGCTAATCGACATCTTGCAGGACGAAAATCTCAACCGTGTGAAGCGCAACAAGGCGGCTTACGATTTGCTGGAAACGCTCAGTGCGCAGACGGATATTCCGATTGCGAAACTACTGGCTAACTTTTGGGTTTCTAGCGTGCTGTCTGGGATGAATACGGTGTTTTCCATCGGCATGTCTGTATTTAGCGGCATGGGAGAGCTTACCACAGCACTATCTCGCATCTTTATTTCAGCATTCTCAAATCCTAAGCAGCTTCCATCCGATGTTGCGGCTGCATTCAAGACGCTGGCACGAACTTTGTCAGCCGTTCCTCGTCAAGCGAACAAGGCTTGGCAATATCTAGTCACGGGAGATCAGGCGTTCATTGATCCAACGATGAACGATGCGCTAAAAAACATGGATTGGGCTTCGATTGGAAAGAATAACCAGCTTGCCGAGCAGATGGCAAAGTCTGACAAGATTCTCGAAAAAGTTATGGGGCTGTTCATGCGTACGGTTAGCCGACTGCTTACGGCGCTCGATTTATTCAACAGCGGACTCACCAAGGAAGGATCGCTTTCCATCGTTTTCCGTCAGCTTGATCTTGATCCATCCAAGATTGAAATGCTTGAGAAAAAGTCGGACCTGAAAGCATACAAAGATGATGTGATTACCAAATACTTTGGTGGCAATGCGCCAAAAACTCTCAATGAGAAGGCGCTTGTTGATTCTTACGCTTTGGCCGAGATGATGAAGGCTCTGGATGAGCTTGGAAGTGTGTCCGAAAACGCCGATCAAATGGCTATGCAAGGCGCTATGACGCTTGATCCTTCAGGTGTTGGCGGCTACGGCTACCGTGCCGTTAAATCACTAATGAAGACTGCTGAATCTGGTTCTGATAAGCTGGTTGAGCGAAACCTGCGCAAGTGGGACGAGGCCGAAGATTTCAGCGACAAATCGGAGGCTTTCGTAAAGCTAGCACTGTCTTACATCTTCCAATTTGTTGCCTACAACGCTGCCAACTTGGTTGGTGTCCGGTTTGCTCGTTTCGCCGGTAACAAATTCAACCAGAGCCTTAGCTTCCTTCCTGTGCTTGGCGCTCTACGACTGTTCGAGGCCGAGTTTGATTCTGACCGCATTCGTGGCAAGGAAGCGTTCACAGACATGATCAAGCGCAACCAGATCACAGGCGTCATGGCTGCTGTTATTGGCTACTACGTCCTCAAAGCAATTGCAGATGAGCCAGACGACGAGAAGCGAGGTGCATTTATCAATGGCGGTTGGAGCAACCTTACCCCTGAGAAGAAGCAGCAAAAGCTAGCGTCTGGACAAAAAGAATACACGCTTGGATTCGGTGACACAGTGATCAATTACGGCAATTGGCCTGGATCAGGCATCATTGCAGCCATCGGCAGCCTTTCTGACTTGATTCGATTCTCTCCTGACCAATGGAGTGAAAAGACCGTTCCAAATAAACTGCTATCTGCTGCCACATCTGGCGTTTTTTCGGCAATGGAGGTTCCAGCACTATCTCAGTTCCAAGAACTGTTCGGAAGCAGCCTTTCCAGCAAAGACCCAAATGAGCAAAAACTCACCAAGTTTTCTCGCGTTCTTGGAAATTATGCGGGAGGCTTTATGCCTCGCATCCTGAAGGACTTGGATTACTTGGCAGACCCGAACTTCCGCAAATACGAGACCCTGTGGGAAAAGACAGCATCGCACATCCCTGTTTACCGCCGCTATGAAGGCAAAGAGTACTACGACATTTTGGGCCAGCAAATCCAGCGCAATATTTACCCTGGTAGTCGCGAGTTCATGCAAAAGCCAAGCGAGCCAGCCTACAAGATTCTAGGCGCTCTTAATTCTCGTGGAATCTGGCTGACTCCCGCCAACGCCGAACATCGCATGGTGGGCAGGGGCGCTCGCCGCCGCAAGCTGACACAGGAAGAGGCTGACAACTACGGCCTAGAAACTGGCAAAGGCTATAAGCAGATGCTTCTACGCTACGGCCAGCGTGCGCTCCAGATGCCAACAGAACGCGCCAGAGACTTCCTGCTGGAGAAAGCAGACGATGTGCGCGACAGGGCGCTCAAGAAGGTCTATCGAGGCTATACACCCGTAAACTGATGCAAGAACTGATTCGCAAAAACACAATACCCAAGGAATTTAACCGCGATAAGCTGAAGGAGTTATTTCCAACAGCCACAATCGTTGGTGATGTTTACGGGTTTTTCTACCACGTTGAGGCGACGAATACGGTGTTCATTAGCTATGGATGGCGTGAGCTAGCCAAGACGGTGCAAGAGCACCTTGTTGGAAACGGCATCGAGATTCCGATGAATCTCGGACTCATCATGCAGGCGACGTTCTGCCAGTATCGGCCCGATTTGTGCATTGAGCGTAGCGAGGAAGCAGAAGCTAAAGTGGGCGCATTTCTGATGATGAAGCGGTTCTACAACAGTGCCATCAAGCCGTACTTGGCTGGACAGCTTGTGGATCAAGAAGAGGCGAATCGTAGAGCGGCTATTTGCGCCACTTGCCCGAAGAACACAGACAAGCTCGTTGAGTTTTGCGTGTCGTGCTCAACGAGGAGTCTTGTTGGGCATATCAACCAGTTTTTGACGAGTCGGCACACGTCTAGTGATCATTTACTTAAGAATTGCTCCGTGTGCCATTGTACTTTACCCATGAAAATATGGGTGCCTACGGAGGCAATGCGAGAGCCTGAGTTGGCTGAAAAATGGCCTGATCACTGCTGGATGAAGTGACATTAAAATTGCGGCCAATCAAATCAAACCTCTCACGTCCTTCTCTTTTTTCTACAAGCATCCATCCTTTCCATACCCCACACCTTCCTCGATACAATTGAGATAATCCTTGTACAGCGTTGCAAACATACGATTTTGTCTTTTTCCCACCATGTATTTTCTCTTCTACATCTTCTGGATTGAAGAGGAATTTATTGTGCCACACGAACGCCGAGATATTTTTGCAGTAATGAATCACGTTTCGAGGATCACGGAAGAAACATTCGACTGCTTTGACGTGCTTCTGGCTAAACCTTCTATGACAAGCAGCTTTTTTAGGCTTATATAGATTGCCAGAAAGTTTCCTTGCTTCTAGGTTCTTAATTATTCCGGCGATACGCAACTCTTCGCTGTTTTCGTTCGCGTAAACACGAGGGTCTATTGCGAGTTTTTTTTGCCTTTGAGAAGAGTTTTTATTTTCACACGGCTTACACCTTGTTGATTTTCTTTGTTTCTTTGGAGCGCCACAATCACAGCAAAACTTACCGTGGATAGCCCTCCCTTCCCCTCGGCATTTATGACTGCAAAACTTTTTCTGCCACTTGAATTTAAGCGGTTCGCCACAATGGGCGCATAAGTTTGGATTCATATTTTACTTAGACTTGCTGGATGAAATAGCCGAACTGGCGATGCAGCGAATGCTACGCATCGCTGATCTTGGTGTTCGCCGTATCCTTCGCGTGCGCCGAGTAGATCAACACCGCCACGGGAGCGATGCCGAAATGCCACTCGCTGACATTCCCACAGAGTCGGCACTTGTAGGTGCCGAGTCCGTCGCCGTTGCTCGCCAGCCAGTAGGCTTGATCGTTGAGCATGTCGTGACACTTCGGGCAGTAGGTCACGCATCCACAGTTGCGGATGATGTCGCGCTCTCTCCGTGTCCACCGCCAACGGCGAATAAGGCGCTTGACCCAACTGCATGGGCCGTCCTGTTCCTCTCTGAGTTTTCTATGATTTGGCATCTTGTTTCTCCGGTTGAGTTTTCCACCGCCTAACCAGCGGATGCCCCACGCGGAGTATTTGTGCTGCAAGTTCGATCTGCTGTGCTGTTTGTTCGGTGGTCATATCAGTTTTCGTAGATTGTGAAGTCATTACCGCTTCCATCTTGGAAGAGGATTATTTCGGCGGGCTCGTTGTTAGCTGGCCTTGTCTGAATGCGCAAGCGTCCGTGGCGCACCTCGCCATCGAGAAACTTTTCGCCGGTTTTGAGTGTGTACTCGTGCGGCATTGAGCAGGAGCCGATTAACACAGTGATCAAAATTAAAGTCTTCATATATTTCAGTCATCAACTATACGTCCGTTTTTGGGTGGTGTGCAAGTGGTTGTTTTATTCATTTTGAAGCCGCTGAAAAAGAGAATGTATTTTTGTGATACTTCAGCTTAAAGCTACCAACCCAACCGCTGACACGCTGCTTTTCAATAATCACTTCGGTATCGTGCATGGCGTCGATGATTTCACGCGATTTACCCGTCTTTATCGCGTCATCCTTTGCCTTATTTCTGATGATAATTGCTACGTTATCGGGATTGTCGATAAGCGCAGACGATCCTTTGACGTGATACATTGTTGGTCGCTCTCCTTCAACAGGCTTGCGGAAATGACATACAAGATGCACATGGCTACCACTTTCCTTGACGAAGTTTTGCAGTGTGTTCACAATTTCAGCCTGCTTTTCCATATCAGCTTGACCCTTGATTCGCATCATTGAATCAATGATAAAATCTGTGCATCCATAGCGCCTGTTGGCAAACCACAGCATTTCCATCAATTCCTCTAGTGCAATGCTGCCAACCACATCAGCAAATAGCAAATACCTGCCTATTTCCTGGCAGAATCGCCGCAGCTTTGGCTCATTTATTTCATGACCCATACAGACCTTTGCCAGCCTGCCAATTTGGTTCTCAACCAGCATTTCCATAGTGGCCTCGAAAATATACCTCCTCTTACTTACCACATTCGCCTTTAAGAAATTGAGCATTGTACTTTTTCCAGCAAACGCCAATCCACCCCATACCGTCAACTCCCCAGGTCGGAAATAGAATCCTGTTCCTTCATGCCAGTCACCCTTAAAAAAGGGCAATGTAAACGCTTCCTCCTTTGGAGTGTAAGCAGCAACAACTCGCTCCTCTAACTCATCACCACGAACGAATTTGTGAATTGCTGCCATCTTGGCATTTCCAATCCAATCCAGTGCGTCTTTTTGAGTGTAGCCAGATTTTAGGCAATCATTTGCGTCTTTTTTCGGCATCGAAACAATCATGCAGCGATGCTTGCCAAGACGCTGAATGATCTTGTCAGTCAGTTCCCTTCCAGCCTTATCCTGATCAAAGGCTAGATAAATTGTGTCAAATGGGGCTAGGTTATCCCACTCATATTCCACCCATGCAGTTCCAGTTCCATTTGGAATAGAAATGGAATCAACCCCCCATTGAGTCCACGTCATACAATCAATTTGACCTTCGCAAATGAGAACTGTTTTATCCTTGTACGCCTGCTCATTGATAGCGTGCCATCCAAACATGCACGGGGCGCAATCTTTCTCCTGCCACACCTGTTTAGGCTCTGAGAGGGTTCTGTATGAGCGGTTGATCAACTCTCCATCTGGAGCGTAGCATGGAAAAACAATAGCCTGTCTTTCGCGCACCCCCTCAACCTTAAATCTTCGTATGATGTCGAGTTTCAAATGCCTAGAACCAGTTAGATATAACACACCTCTCCCTTCTTCGGCAAGTTCAGGTATGGAATTTACAGGCTTACGATAGTCCTTCTTTTTTGCATCAACTGGATCGTTAATACCAAGATAATGCTTAGCTTCCTTGATTGCTTGAGCGGCTGTAATTCCCTTGGTGATCCTCCACAAATCAAGAAGGTCGCCTTTATTTGAGTCGTCTGCCCAATCTCTCCAGTTTCCAGCGTAGCTACCAATGAACGCCACCTTCAAGCTCTTTCCAGGAGAGCCAACAATATCTCCACAAACCCAAAACTGCCCATCCTCCTTACCGCCAGGAAGAAGCAGCTTGCACACCTCTAAAGCCTTATTTGAGAGCTTCTGGCTAATATCGGCTACCGTTACCATGCTGACACCCCCTGGACTCTCCTAGTCTCATCTGTGTGCGAAATAGAGGCATGTGGTTGATTGTTCTCGCGGTAAGATTGTAGAACTTTGTCAAAATCAACATTTATGGTCAATTCTGGCTCTGGTGGCAGTTTTTCAAACCATTCTTGAAATTCCATAAAATTAGGGTTGTCCTTGATCGGGTCTGCAAATTCAGTTGTTGAGATTGGTTCAAAAGCCGCCGCATCTTCGGCTGATATTTTATCGAAATGAATGCCCTGCCATCCGCCTGACATGGCCTTGTTCACAGCGCATCGAAGCACTCCAATTGGTTTTTGTCTGCAGGTTGTGAGGAGTGCCCTCCATCCACGTTGAGTGTAACGCTGTTTGCGTTGTAGTTTATCGTCAAACCATTCTGCCATGGTTGAGCGAAAGTCTGGCGAGTCCAGTTCTTCAAACAATGGAGAATCGAGTCTGTCGGTACTTCCGGTTCTTCTCTGTTTAATTCCCTGTTCTTCCCTGTTTGTGTGAACCTCGTTCACTGGTTTTGGCAGGAGGTTCACTGGTACCGCCGCATTAGGTTCACTGGTTTTGGCAGTAGGTTCACTAGTGAACGTGCTGCGGTGGTGCGGCAGGTTCACTGGTTGCGGAACGACGTTCACTGGTTCAGTGATGGCAACCGCAGCAGTAGGTTCACCGGTTGTGTCGATGTGGTAAGATGATTTGAAGCCATTTCCACGGTTAATCTTGATGTGATTTTGGTTCTCCAAATCCTTCAACGCGGTAGCCACAGCTCGATTAGAAAGTCCTGTAAAACTCATGATGAGCGACACACTCGGATCACATCTTTCGGACTCTTGATTGTGGCAATCGCATAGGCACAACATAACCAATTTTTGAGTTGGTGACATTTTGCACATTTTGAATTTATTGATTGCTTTTAGACTCATAATTTACCTCCAGATAGATTTTTTCTTCCCGTGGTGAAAGATGACGTATTGCTTAGCATCCTCGATTTCAAACTCACTCAATCGAAACCACTCTACCCTAATTCGGTAAGCTGAAAATCTTGCGTGAAGTTCTTTCTCTAAATCAATTGTTCCTTCAATTGAAGCGAGCAATTCAATCTCAGGCTCCTCGGATTGTAGTGTTTTCTCTCTAAACTGAGGATTCTTACTAAATCCAATTTTAATGAAACCATTTCTGGTATTCTTCATCAGATACACGAATGCAGTTTTGCGGGCAATTTCAGCCACGGCTTGTTTCTGTATGCACGCCTCGCAAATCCATTCATACTTGCCGTTTCTTGCATTGGCCTCTGAATCTGGCGTTAGCCCTCCACAGGTAGCGCATATGATATAATGTGGCTTCTGTCCTGCGTGAACTTTATCATGGCAGCCTAGGCACAGCGTTTGCAGCAGAGTCAAAGGGTAATCCCACGGCATCCATCCGGTAACGTAGCCAATTGAGCGCACAGTGTTACTTCGGGGTTCCTCCTGCCGCAATCCTGGCAGGCGTAGTTGTCGTGATGGAGTGCTTCTTTGCGCTTTGCTAGCCATCGGTGATCCAGAAGGAGATTTGCGTACCAGTTGTGCATTTTACAAACAAAAAGGCCGCTCAGGTTGTTTCCCCGGTTGCGGCCCGGTTTTACCCGGCGAGGAAACGGCCTGAGCGGCCAATAATTGATAAAGCATCTGGTTCTATATGGACGCAACTCCCAAGAACTTCGACACACGACTTCTATCCCAAGTCGCCAGGAACGTCAACAAAAACTACCGTTTTGCGGTTAGGGATTCGTGTTTGGCGGTGAATGTTCCCAAGGATTCTTTCAGCTTCCAAAACGAGTTGGCGCTCACAATGACACCTTCTGTTTTGCCTGTTTCTGGATTAAAAGTCGTGCCGTAGTGGCGCGTGTTTTCAGCGGCCTCAATTAGCGGCCCCACATCCTCCAGCGCCACTACGGCAGGCGGAGGCGCTGATAATGCTTCCTTAGCCCTCTCGCTCACTTCCTCGTAACATCGAAGTGAGCAGTTTTCAGGACCATCGCAAAACGCCTCTTCGTAATCAGTAAGAGCCTTACGCAGAGCAAAAATCTGAGCGTTTTTGCCACGCAATTCACTGCGCCACTCATCCTCAATGCGAATCAGTTGCGCTTGGAAGCTCTCTTGTCGCTCGATTAGGCGCTGGTTGAGTCCTGCGATGGCTTGGCGGTGGCGATTGTTAAGAATCGTAAGCGCCTCAAGAAGAGTTTTGCGTTCTTCGGCAAAGCGGCCCCACTCCATCAAGTCAACCAAGTCAGGTATTTCGGTTTTCATATTTAATACTCTCTAACGTATTCTCCAAGTTCTTCGTTCCAGCGGTAGATGCACGTCACATCGTCTGGATATTTGCGACCAACCGCTGCAATCACTTTTTTCACCATTGGCTCAATTTCCAGCCAGAGATCATTGCCATCAATGACAATTTTCCACGGGCTAAGAAAATACCCGTGACTGATGCACAACCATTTGCTTGCCAGCTTTTCAAGAGCGCCGTCTTTTGATGTGATGACGCAATCGTAGTGGTTTTTAATTGGCGTTCCGATATGAAGACTTTGGCTCATTTTATTAAAATTCTATTCTGAGCGTCCAAAATGCAAATTTTAACATTAGCGCAAGCAGCGCAACACCTGCAAAAAGTGACGCGATTGCTCCAATAATCAGAGCCAAACATCCAACAAATTGTCCAATGTCTTGTTTTGTAGGCTTTCTCATATCAGTAATTTTCAGCCTCGATTCTGGTGATAAAAAAGTGAATTCCACTCGCGCACTCATTCTGCCAGTCTTCTGAGAATGGTTGTTTTGGATTCACAATTTCTCCTTTGACATACTTAAATGATGTGTCGTGCATCGAAAATCCTTCAGTAACTTCATTGTCTCCATCGTAAATTGCCACAACAACCGCCTCTGAGCATCGGCATTTTCTGCCAAAAGCATGTGATCGTTTGGAAGATTCCGTGATGCGGATTTTTGCAATAAGCGATCCTCTTAGCTTTTTCCATCCAATAAATTCACCCTCTGGCAAGATGCGAGTTTGAGCTATTGCAAATCCAGCGTTTCTGGCACCGCGCAAGTCGACGCCGTGCAAGTCGACACCGCGCAAGCCGGCACCGCGCAAGTCGACGCCGTGCAAGTTGGCACCGCGCAAGTTGGCACCGTACAAGTCGGCACCGTACAAGTCGGCACCGCGCAAGTTGGCACCGTACAAGTCGGCACCGTACAAGTCGGCACCGCGCAAGTCGGCACCGTACAAGTTGGCACCGGCCTTTATTGCGCCAGAAATCGCCTCATAAATAGAGACGTAATCGCCAGCGTGAATAACATTTGAGTTCCACCTATTTTTGATTTCAATTTTCATATATTTTAACTGATCAATTGTTACTGTACAAACTCTACTGGTAAAACAACGTTTTTAGGCGCATTGCGAAACATTGGGGCAATTTCATCAACCGAATATCCAGCCAATCCGCATCCAATTTTAGTGACAAGAAAAGTTAAATATGGATGGGATGCCGCGTAATTGAGAAATTCTACAACATAGCAATCAATCTCACGCAGCGGTAGCACTTGGATATTCTCATCTTTTGTTGGAAGCGCGTAGCAATAGCCCGTGATTCCTTCGCCAACGCCGCGCTTAGCTCCAAATTGTTTTGCCGCCAGCAACGCTGCCCCAGCGCCATGACGACCAGCCAAGTTTGAGCCAAAGACAAAGATTTCATTTGGCTTGAGTGAGGTGATTTTTTCAGGCGTGTTCATATCTCAGTTCTTAATATACTTCGCATCCATCTGCATAGCAACGTCTTCCACGATCTCAGCCAGTGGGTCAATGGCGGCATC